CTTCAGATAATTCCTTATGTTATTCAGGCAGCAGGGCAAATTATAGCAGCCTTCACGCCCGTAATATCATTCTTCTCAGGGCAGTTCGCACAAGCTATAAACAACATAATGACAGTGTTCGGACCGGTGATCGAGTTCATTCAGGCTAACCTTGAGTACTTAATGGGATATATAACAGGTGTTTTTCTCGGAAATTGGCAAATGGCTTGGGAGAATGCAAAAACTTTCTTTGCGAATGCGTGGTCGAGTCTTGCGGGAGTACTGAAGACTGCAATGAATGCGGTTATAAGCGTGGTCAACGGAGCTATTGCAAGGCTGAATTCATTATCAGTTACTATCCCGGCTTGGGTGCCTATATATGGTGGAAGTACTTTCTCATTGAGTGTTCCCCAACTTGGATACCTGGCAAAAGGTGGATTCACTGAAGGAGTATCAATAGCCGGTGAAGCAGGAACAGAAGCTGTTATATCCTTTGATCCATCGGAAAGAAGAAATAACCTTGGGTACTGGGCTAAGGCGGGTAAGTTACTTGGAGTTAATGCAACTGCAGTTGATACCCTTGCCGCAAGTGCTGAGAACCACACCAAAGCAGGAAACTCTATCACGTTCAGCCCTAATATCACTATTCAGGGCAATGCAGACTACGACACAGTACTGCAAGCCTTGAGAGATAACGAGGAAGAGTTCATGGATATGTTGGCTGAGTTCTTCGGAGATCGGAAGGGAGTATCCTATGGATGATAATTACATAATTCACGTCACTAAGTATGGCGAAAGCTTCGATTCGATAGCCTATGAGCATTATTCGAATGAGAAGCTGGCTTCAAGGATCATTGACGCAAACACGAAATATTCAGACGTAATAATATTCGATGCAGGAATAGAGCTTACAATTCCAATCATTGAGGATTCAGAGGAAAGTCCCGCATCGCTTCCTCCATGGAGTAGATAGATGGAATTATATTACAAGGACGTTGATATATTGAGTCAAGTGCAGGTATTGCGATGCGAATTGAAGCAGAACCTGTTCGATGAGCTTAATACGTTAACAATTACTTTCAACGACAAAGAGAATAAGTGGTCGAAATGGAGACCACAGCCGGAGGATAAATTAAGGGTCACAGAAGACTTCCTAAAGAGCGGTAATATGTATGTCTATGCAGTCAAACCCAAGTCGGGAATGATGACACTTAAGGCAGCATCAGTCAAGTATCTTCAGGATTGCCATAAGCAGGAATGGACGGATATAGGACTCAAGGAGCTTATTGATCTTAGAGCTAATGATTTAGGGCTTAAGACTGAATATTACGGCTTTCAGAATCAAACTTATAAGTCTGTCAAGCAGGACGGCTCTGATCTTGTTTTCCTTGCGGAGAGGTGCCAGCTTGAAGGATGCGGCTTTATGGTTGAGGATGGCATATTGAGGGTTATATCCTACGATTACCTGAAGGAAATGCCGACAGCTAACACGACCTTGGAAGCTTTTGATTCAAGGGTCGAGGATAAGTCCTTTTATGCGGGTTGCAAGGTATCTGATGGAACAATAACCGGCAAAGCAGGAAATGAAAACGGTGAAGTACTGATAGCTGATACCGAGTGTGAGTTCGATTCGATTCAACAGGCTAACCGATTTGCTTCCAATATGCTTAAGTATGGCAATTTTGGTAGAAAAATGGGGGTGATGTATTCGGATTCATTATTATCTCAATTCGCTCCCGGCAGTAAGGTATATATCAATTGTGACTACTGGGAGAACGTACCAGTGATCATAACAAAAGCAAGGCACGACCTATACAACATGAAATCAAAGTTGTGGTTCGTGAGAATGGAGGACTGATGGAAGAGCAACCTATGGCCTATTGGCATGATCTGAGTTGGAGTGTAAGGCAAAGGCAAGTTAACGAGGATGGATCCATCACAGCCGGAAGGATAGAGCGAATGGATAAGCTTGCCTTCGAGTATGTACTTGCTAAGGCTACAGTCAAGACCAAGCCCGTTCAAGAGATACAGAGAGACCTGTTCGGTAACATTGTCACAAAAGGAAAGAAGGGTAAAGAAAAAGTTCAGACGATCAAGAAGCAATATATTGAGGCTGAGCTTAAAGAACAAAATGTAACCTTCCAGACTGAATACCAGGTAGCAACAGGAACCTTGGATATTCTGAATAAAATCGATGAAATCAAAAATATGATAGGATATTCCGCTCCTCTAGTGCTTGGAAGAGAGTACTACGCAACGGATCCGAAGACAGGCCAGATATATCTCGCCTGTTATCCAAGGATATGGGGAATATTCGAGATGCAGTTAACAAAGGTTCAAGTAAGCGATACAGAGCTTGACGAGCTTGGAAGACTAACAAAAGCAACTGTTAAGTTTACTTTGAGTCAAACGACCAACAAAGCAGCTATTAAGGCTTCGATAACAAGCCCCGGGGACGCAACTTTATTGTTGCTTCAGAATTGGGTAAAGAATGGATTCATATACACCGAAGTCGATTCAAGTACTTTTACCAAAAAGACTAATCCAAAGAAGTCAAAGTGGTTCGAATTGATCGACGGAGAGTATGTTGAGACCGAAGACAAGAAGGTTAATCCCAGTAAGACATATTATGCAAGGACAGTCAACGAAGAGGTAATTCCCGACGGCTACTGGTCAGCCTTTGCCTTAAGCCCTGATCCCACGGTTAAAGCCATGATCAAACAAAGGAAAGACACGGAGAAGGCGGCAAAGAAAGAAGCTCAGAAGGCCCTTAAAGACGAAGTTAAACGACTAAACGAAATCCTTAAAAAAGGAGGTAGCATACAATGAGAGCCGCAGGTAACGGAACAGCGCAACAGTGCGCTTATAACTTACTTACATTGGTTCAGGGCGAGAACCCTTATGAAAGATGTAAAGGGATAGATCCAAGAGTCACTGATACTCCTATAACAGGAGTTATGGGAATCCTTGCAGAGAGCGTGTACTGGGTCTTACAGAACTTCGAGCCGAGGGTAAGTCCGGAAGACACAAGCCTCTTAATTGAGGACATAGTCAAGGGCAAGGTAAGGATTGGAACATCACTGAACGTCGGAGGTGAATAATGCTTAAACTATTAGAGATAGATAGTGAAACGCTATATAACACAATAATGCAGGCCGTTGAGATAGCCATAGGTGAACCGCTTTATCCAGGGGATGAAAGAAGGATATTCACCGAAGCTATGATCCAGCTTATTGTTGCAATAGCTAATTCATGTAATACAGCTTGTAACGGCAAGATGCTGGCTTATGCAGAGGATGATGCCCTTGATGCGTTAGGCGAGCGGATGGGAGTTGAACGTATACCGGCAGTAACAGCAACAGCGACCTTTGAGTTTACTTTAACAGAGGTTCAAAGTAGTGACATAACAATACCGGCAGGGACGCAGATCACCACTGATGGCGATGTATACTTTGCGACAGACAGCGACTTGGTAATTGAGGCCGGTGATCTGACAGGAACGGTAACGGCATCCTGCACTGAGGCAGGGGAAGACGGAAACGGTTACAGTATCGGATCAATAGCACAGTTGGTTGACAGTATTGACTATGTATTAAGCGCGATCAATACAACGGCTTCTTCCGGCGGAGTTGATGAAGAGGATGATGAAGCCTTAAGAGACAGGATCAAGCTTGCGAATTCAACCTTTTCGACCGCGGGTCCGGTTAAAGCATATCAGTATTACGCGAAGAGTGCTGATGTATCGATCATAGACGTATATGTAACCTCTCCAAGTCCTTGCGTTGTTTACATTTATCCATTGTGCGAAGGAGGAGCTCTTCCAAGTGCTGACATAATCAGTGCAGTTACTGATATATGCAGTGCGGATGATGTAAGACCTCTGACAGATCAGGTAACGGTATTAGCACCGACCCAAGTATCTTATGACATTACTGTTACTTATTACACTACGGCAGAGGATGAAGAGGATTGCGTTGCTACGATAGAGGGAGAAGGCGGAGCAATAGATCAGTACATTGAATGGCAGGCAGGAGCTCTTGGAAGGGACATTAACCCTGATAAGCTGCTTATGTACATGCTGAATCCGCTAAACGGAACAGGATGCATAAGGGCTTCAATAGCAAGTCCTACAGTAACAACGATCAATGCTAATGAAGTGGCAAAGGTTGGAACAATTACAGTTACGCACGAGGTAGTTAGTTGATGAAAATTACGGATGTTAAGTTAGAGAAGCTTCTTCCGCTCTTTATGCAGCAACAAAAGGATGATGTCACGATAGCACAATACCTTAATCCGGTGATCAGGGAGATAGGCGAGAAAATCAAGC